TTTGTCAAAGGTTTTTGTAAATCATACCTTTTAGATAATAAACAAAGAGCTCTAATGTTACGCCCTCTTCAATTAGATATTATCGTTAAATCATTAATTCATCGAGCAGATGGAGAGCAACGTAAAGTAGCTATCTTAGCTCCGCGTGGAAGTGGAAAATCATTCGCCCTGTCAGTAGCAGTAGTTATCTACATGTTCTTTAATCGTTTTAGAGATTTAATATTTGTTCTAGCTCCTTCAGAGGACCAAGCAGCGTTAATTTTTAATTATGTATATAGACATTTCGCTGATAGTAACATGTTAAATAGTCTAGTTGAGAATTATAGATTCCATAACAAACCTAGTATTACAATGAAAGGTGGTACAATAATGAGACGTGCACCTTTAGCCCCAAGTAATCAAGGTCAAGCTATACGTGGACAACATCCAACATTCTGTATAGTTGACGAATCTCCGTTGATTGACGATAAGCTTTTTATTGATAATGTAGAACCAGCTATAGTTTCTAACAAAGCTCCCTTTATTAATTTGGGAACACCTAAATCTAAAGATAACCATATGTGGCGTTACCTTTATGATGAAGCTTATGCTGAAACATTTACAAGATTACACTATACATGGAGGGATGCAGTGAATAGAGGAGATGCATATGAGGCTCCTTACACTGAAAGACAAATGTTAGATAAAATGACAGAATGGGGAGAGGATTCAGTTTATTGGAGAACTGAGTATGAATGTGAGTTTGTAGAGAGTGTATCGAATATATTTAATCCAAGCAAAATAAAAGCGTGCTATGATGGACATGACATTACTTATCCCGAAAACTTGGAGTCGTTTCGAAAAGGTGACCTACCTATCACTGTTGGTGTTGACATTGGGAAGTCAGTTAATTCTACTGTTATCTCTGGTTGGCAATTGGAGCAGGGAGAAGAAGCTAATCATGCAAGGCTTATCTACATTGAAGAAATCAATCCTAGAACAGGTGGACACGATATTCCATATCAGCGTCAACGTATCATGGACGTTGCCGTTGGGCTGGGTGCTGATAGGGTCATTATCGACGCTACTGGTATTGGTGGTGCTATTGAACAAGATTTACGGGTGGCGTGCATAAATGCTTCTATACATTTTATACCGTTCGTATTTACTGGTGGCCCAAAAGGTAGTAAAACTCAAGCCTATAGAGATTATCAGTCGTATATTCAACAAAGAAGAGTAAAGATTCCTAATCCTGAGTTCTTAACAGGATATGCAGCTAAGTGTGTTAACAAATGGATAAGAGAACATATAGAGTTACAATACGTTATGGATGCAGCTAATAAAACAGAAAGGATAGCAGCACCTGATGGAAAACATGATGATTACTGTGATAGTAGTGTTATTGCTTTACATGCTACACTTACAATGCTTCCAGCGTCTGCTGGTGGTTCGTTTGGTGGAGGTAATGTTTCTCAGAATAGAGCGGCTGGAAAACACATGTCAAATAGAAGCGCAGCGCCCTTTGCACGTGTAAAAAGAAGAAATATGCGCCTAAATAAACCAAATCTAGGTAATATATAACAAAAGCTTTATATACTATATTATATTAATATTAAATAGCCATGTCGTTGATAGATAATATTAGGCGACGTTTTGCAACCACAGGAAGCAATCCGCCGTTTAAAAAAGATGACCCACGTAGTTTCGGTGCGGGTATTATAAAACGCATCAAATTACAGAGACAAGGGGGCTACCAGATAAAGGATTATGAATCCCATATAGGTAACAATAGAACTTATATGAATGTATATTTGTCTGACCCAATAGTTCGAGGATTAATCGACCTTCCTTGTTTTTACGCAGTCAAAGATAATTTTGATATAGTAACTGAACATGACGACTTAAGACAAGAAGTGGAAGAAATGTTTAGGGATATAAATATAGAGCAGACTCTATATGCGTGGGTAAGGAATGCACGTATTTTTGGAACAGGATATATGGAGTGGACAGGCGACAATTTAGTCGTAAGGTCTTCTCAGAATATGTATGTGCAACGCGACGAACATGGACAAATAATGTATTATTATCAAGATACAGGCGCTGATAAAGAAAATGTTAGATTTGAAGCCGATGAGATAATAGAACTTAAAAATAATGAATTTGATGACTATGCTTATGGATTAAGCGATATTCATCCTATTCTCTATTTAGTAGATTTAAAAGATTATGCAGAGCGAGACATAGGAGCTGCTCTAAATAAATATGCTACATCACGTTTTGATATATCATGTGGTCTACCAGATATGCCATATGGTCCAGATAAAATTAATGAGATAGTTAGTGCTTTTAATGGATTAGAGCCCGGTGAAGATATTATTCATGGTAACGATATAGTTATCAAAGAATTGCAGGGCACACAAAGAGCATTCGAATATGGTAAATATACCGATGATATATTAGACAAAATCCACATGGCGCTTAAAGTGCCAAGGACAATGTGGACTGACCCAGAAAAGGCTCGACCTATTTTTGAGCCTTATGTTAGATACTTACAAACAATGATTGAAGGAGCCCTAAATGCTCAGCTATTACCACAATTAGAAAGTGGTGAAGCTAAGTTTAAGTTTAGGCAAATCAATGTAGAAGATGCGTTTACTAAAGCAAAGACTGATATGATTTATCTGTCTGAAGGAGTGTTGTCGCCCGGTGAAGTAAGGGAAGAGAGAGGTCTTGACCCTGAAGGGGCAGAAGTGTTAGAGAATCAAGTAGAAGAAATAACTACAGAAGGAAGAGCTGAAGTTAAACCTACTAAGAGTAGTAAGAACGCAAATGTATCTGGTGGAAAGGATACAGATAAAAAGGAAGAAAGTGCGAGAGCACAAAACCGAGGCAACAAGCCGTCCGCAAACGCAACGGGAGATAGAAAATGACATACGACAAATGTGTAACGACTGTTAGCAAAACGCTAGAAAATCGTGGTTTTGATAATCACACCGAGAAAGCTCAGAATATGTGTAGTATTTGGGCTGAGGAAAATGGCGTAGAGCGGGAATTCGGAAGGACAACCCCCAAAGAACCAGTTCGTAGGTCATTTGCATTAACTGTTGAAGATAGTGCGGATTTTACACTTACAGAGAGCGACGGGGTAACCACCGTGGAATTTCCCGTAATCGCCATTACGTCCGGCCCTCATGAATATGAGGCAGATGGGCAAGAACAAAAAGTTTATATTGAGGGAAGTATGCTGGAGGACAGTCTAGAGAAATTCAGCGAACTCCCCATTTATATAGACCATCAACGAACAGCTGAGGATTTAATCGGCATGGCTACTGAGCCTGAGCTAATCAAGATGGATAACGGAAAGACAGCAGTGAAAATGTTGGCCACCATTAATAATACACATGGTAGAGGTCAAGAAGCAATGGATAAAGTGAAAGACGGGGACATGACACATGTAAGCATCGATTGGTTTTCAAACGATGTAGATGTGATGGGCGATACATTCGCCACTAAAATACGTCCCACGGAGGTAAGTTTTATCGATAATAAATCGATGGACCCCGTCTGTAAAGAATGTACAATAGAAACGGAATGTGAATTACATGTTAAGGATGACGACCATGACTGCGGTTGTGGTGGTGAACACACAGCATGTGAATGTGAAGACGGGAAAACAGAGGTAGAAATTATGACTGAAGAAGTTAAAGAAACCAACGTGAAATCCGATGCAGAGAACATTGTCGAGCGCGAGTTCGCGTCACTGCGTACAATGCTAGAAGAGGCAGAAGCTTCCAAAAAGGAAATCGAGAAACAGTACAAGGATGCTCTAAAACAATTAGAGAAGTTCCAAGAAGCTGAAGAAAAGAGAACCGCAGAAGAAGCAGAAGCTAGAAAACTAGCAGCAGTTGATGCAATCATATCCAAAGAACTCTTATTTGGTACTATACCAGAAGAGAACAAGGATGCTCGTGTAGAGGAACTCTCCGCATGGGATGAGATGAAGCTGACTGGATTCAGCGAGGCTTTGGCAGCAATACCAGAACCTCAAGCAGACGTCGAGCGCTCATTCGGAAAAGGCAAAGCACCAGAAGGTGCACCAGTTGCTGAAACCGAAAGAGAATTCGCCGTAAAGATGGTCAATGGTAGAATTACCCTTGACAAGAATATCCTCAAGGATATTAAGGAGAACTAAAAATGGCAACAGAGATTTTAGTTAATGATGGTGGTGCACCAGCAAGGATTATTCCTTTCACAGCTGGTAGCGCAATAACCGCAGGATATGCCCTTCAAATGGGTGGAGATGGAGAAGTAGACACAATAGCATCAGCAGATAATGTTATGCCTGTTGGAGTCGCTTTTACTGACGCCGCATCTGGAAACATAGCAAGCGTAATAACAGGAAAAGGTATTGTATTAAACATGTACGTATCTGGAACTGTAGGAAGAGGAGACGGTGTAGCTACATTAGCTGACGGTAACCTTGGACAAGCAAGCGCTTCATCCGTCGCTGTAGGAACCTACATCGACCCAAGCGGTGCGCACTCAGGTGCAGCCTCATTACAATTGGTCCTGTGGGGTTAAATACTTAGGAGAAGATTAACATGGTTGATGCAACACCCGGTATACTAACAACCCTGAACACAGGGTCCGTCAACGGCGGACTCGGTGAAAGAGTATTGATTGATTATAAAGACGCAATAATGGACTACAAGGTCACAGACCTTCCAGTAATGCAATTCTTTGCAGAATCAATGACTACTGACACAGGGGGTAATATTGATATTACTTTGAACAGACCTAGCATGAAGCTAGAACAAATTGACGAGGGAACCACCCCGCAATACCAACACACAAAGCTACGCTCCGAGCGTATCTCTGTGAAAGAATGGGGTATAGCAGTAGGTGTAACCCGCAGAATGATTGAAGATTCAAGATTCAACGAAGTAGAAATGGCTTTGAATGAAGCTCGAAGAGCTGTAGACAGACACATGACAGACAATGTTGTGAAAGTCGTCTTCGGTGCTCACGCAGCTAACTCAACATTTGGAACCATCCAAATCGACGAAACTACAGCAGAATCAGCAATCACCACTTTCGCAAGCAATCCATACTCTGGATTCTACGGAACTGGAATCGTAGCCGCAGACATTGACAGCGGAAGTTCACGTGTAAACTCTTATGGTAACGAAAGTTCCACAAGATTAATACGAAACTCCTACGTTCGTGCAGCTGGCGACACTGCTGGAAACCTCGCTCTTTCTGACATAACACAAGGAATTGACAGAGTAGGTGCACGTGGATACACTGCAACTCACTTGTTCATTTCCCCAGCTCACTACAAGTCCTTATTGGACCTCGGTGACTTCGTAACTGCTTTCACAGCAGGACAAGGAGAAGCTGGTGCAGCTCAAAACCCAACGACCGCTGCTATGATGCCCGGTTCACCAGTCTCTGAGACTGCAAGAACAGGAGTCGTAGGAAGCATCTACGGTTTAACAGTTGTTGTAAACGCATGGGTTCCTTCAACTCGATTCGCAGTATTCGATTTGGGAACTAAACCTATGGTTTATGTAGAAAGAAGACCATTGACAGTTGAAGAAGCAAATCCCGGATTTGGAATTGTTGGTTCATACATGTCTATGAGATACGGTTTGAAGATTATACGCCCAGAAGTTGGATGTATTTTCATCAACGGTGCTTCAGGTTAGATACTTAGTTTAGATTATTGTTTAATTAAATTAAGATAGGCTCGGAGGGAGCCTTAATCCCTCCACTATATATTTTCACATGTTCCTTGTGAGGAGTTCCAATGCCCAGTAGACAATTAAGAAAAGAATTACAAAGTAGAGAAATCGGAACCGCAACCAAGAATTGGGTCTTGTCTAAAGTTCAATCAGGCAGTCAAGGGACTCAAGGTGCTTTGGGTGCACAAGGGGCACAGGGTGCACAAGGAACTGATGGAGCTACTGCATCTCAAGGAGCTGTAGGAACACAAGGTACTACTGGTACTACAGGAACACAAGGAACTGCTGGTAGTCAAGGTTCTCAAGGAACTACAGGAATTCAAGGTTCTCAAGGAGCTACTGGTACTCAAGGAACGACAGGAACGCAAGGAACGACAGGAACGCAAGGAACGCAAGGAATTCAAGGAACGCAAGGAAAGCAAGGTCTTTTTGGTGGTAATAGCCAAGAATTTAATTACAGCAGTTTTGACATTACTGCTGGCTCACCGGGGTCAACTAATTTTGGATTTAATCTAGCATTACCCGGTGGAGGAGGTGTACCTAATTACGCTTTAATTTCTAAAGTAGGGATTTCAGATTTCGATATTAATTCTGTTGATGTTAGTGCATGGAATGATGCTTTAGATGATGGTGATAGCAGTACACGCGGTCATTTAAGAATATTTAAAACAGATGATTCTACTAAATGGGTAGACTTAGATATAACTGGTGCTAATGTAGGTGGAGGAACAGGAGTATCAGCCTACGAAGAAGTCCAAGTTCAGTATGTAGACCATAATGGTAGTTTTTCTAATGGTGATGATTGTGTAATTACTTTTGTTCAAACTGGAGATAAAGGTTCTCAAGGAGCTGTAGGCACACAAGGTACAAATGGTACACAAGGGGCCACAGGAACACAAGGTACAAATGGTACACAAGGTACAACTGGTTCTCAGGGTGCTACGGGTACGCAGGGAACAACGGGAACTCAGGGAACAGATGGTACACAAGGAAGTCAAGGTATTCAAGGTATAAAGGGAGACACTGGTGATACAGGTACTCAGGGAGCTACTGGTACACAAGGAACAGATGGAACTCAAGGAACAGATGGAACACAAGGTACAACTGGTACACAAGGAACTACAGGTACTCAAGGTACAACAGGAACTCAAGGTGCAGACGGAACACAGGGTACAACAGGTACTCAAGGAACTACTGGAACACAAGGAGCTACTGGTACACAAGGAACAGATGGAACCCAAGGAACAGATGGAACACAAGGTACAACTGGTACACAAGGAACTACAGGTACTCAAGGAACCGATGGAACACAAGGGACAGACGGAACTCAAGGAACAACAGGAACTCAAGGTACACAGGGAACTATAGGTACACAAGGGGCTACAGGAACTCAAGGAGCTGTAGGAACTCAAGGTGCAGATGGTACACAAGGAGCTACGGGAACACAAGGAACTGATGGAGCTACTGGTACACAAGGAACAGATGGAACTCAGGGTACAACAGGTACTCAAGGAACTACAGGAACGCAAGGAACTACAGGTACTCAAGGAACAGATGGAACACAAGGTACAGATGGTACTCAAGGAACAGATGGTGCACAAGGAACTACTGGAACTCAAGGAACTACAGGTACACAGGGGGCACAAGGTATTCAAGGTATTAAAGGAGATACTGGTGATACTGGAAGCCAAGGTACAACAGGTACACAAGGAACAGATGGAACCCAAGGAACAACAGGAACTCAAGGTACAACTGGTACACAAGGAACAGATGGAACTCAAGGAACTACAGGTACACAAGGAACTACTGGAACTCAGGGAACTACAGGTACACAAGGTACAACAGGAACTCAAGGAGCTCAAGGTACTCAAGGACCTATAGGAACACAGGGAACCACAGGAACACAAGGTACAGATGGTACAGTTACAGGTGGTTCACAAGGTAATACAGGAGCTCAAGGTGCTCAAGGAACTACAGGTTATCGTGGAGGAACACCATGGACATTCGATACTTCTACCAGTGATTCAGACCCCGGTTCAGGGGATATTAGGTTTAACAATGCTACATTCAGTAGTGTTTCAAAAATATTTATAGACGACACCGACGAAGACGGTAACGACCAACAAGCGTGGATGAGGACATGGGATGATTCATCTAGTACAGTCGAAGGTGTTATAATCATACAGTCTGCTGATGGCAGTGATACATCATATGCATCGATGCAAGTAACAGGAGTTAGTGAGGCATCAGGTTATTTTAAGATAGATGTTACTCCATTAGTTGGCTCAGGCAATCCACCATTTAGTAATGGTGAAAGGATAGTTTTAGACTTTAGTAGAACTGGTGATAAAGGTACACAGGGAACTACTGGTACACAAGGAACAAATGGAACCCAAGGAACTACTGGTAATACGGGAGCTCAAGGTGCAACTGGTACTCAGGGAACAGACGGTGATACTGGTGCTCAAGGAGTTCAAGGTATTAAAGGAGATACTGGTGATACTGGAACCCAAGGTACAACAGGTACACAAGGAACAGATGGAACACAAGGAACCACAGGAACACAAGGTACAGATGGTACACAAGGTACAAATGGTACTCAAGGAACAGATGGAGCACAAGGAACTACAGGTACTCAAGGAAATAATGGAACTACTGGTTCTCAAGGAACTACGGGTACACAAGGAACTGACGGAAATACTGGTAATACAGGAAGCCAAGGAGCAACTGGTACACAGGGAACAACTGGAACTCAAGGAACTACTGGAACACAAGGAACGACTGGTACACAAGGAACTACAGGAACTCAGGGAACTACAGGAACTCAGGGAACTACAGGAACACAAGGTACATCTGGTGGTAGTGCATCTCAAGGTACAACGGGCGCACAAGGTACTACAGGCGCACAGGGAATTCAAGGAATAAAGGGAGATACTGGAACTCAAGGTACTGATGGTACTACAGGTAATACTGGTTCTCAAGGAGCAACTGGTACACAAGGAACAACTGGAACTCAAGGAGCAACTGGTACACAAGGAACTACAGGTACACAAGGTACTACAGGAACTCAGGGAACTACAGGAACTCAGGGAACTACAGGAACACAAGGTACAACTGGTACACAAGGAACAGATGGAACTCAAGGAACTCAAGGTATAAGAGGAGAATTAGGAGGTGTTGGTTCACAAGGTGCTCAAGGTATATCTGGTGGTAGTGCATCTCAGGGAACTCAAGGTATTAAAGGTATTGACGGAAGTAACGGTAGTCAAGGAACTGATGGAGCTACTGGTTCTCAAGGTACAACTGGTACTCAAGGAAATAATGGTAATACTGGTTCTCAAGGTACTGCTGGTTCTAGTGGTGGAACAGGTTCACAAGGTACAACAGGAACTCAAGGAACTGATGGTTCTGGTGATAGAGGTGGAACACCATGGACCTTCGATACTTCTACTACTGATTCCGACCCCGGTGCAGGGGACATTAGATTTGACAACGCTACTTTCAGTAGTATTGGCAGATTAATGATTGACGATGATGATGAAGATGGTAATGACCAACAAGCATGGATGCGTACGTGGGATGATTCTTCAAGTACAATCAAAGGTACTTTAGTTATACAATCTGCTGATAGTAGTGATTCGTCATATGCTTCGTTCCACGTAACAGCAATTTCTGAACAAACAGGTTATTTCAGGATAGAGGTTGTTCCATTAGTTGGGTCAGGTAATCCACCTTTCAGTAATGGTGAAAGAATTACTGTAGCATTTTCTGTATCAGGAGATAAAGGTACTCAGGGTGCAACAGGTTCTCAAGGAGCTCAAGGTATACAAGGAGTTAGAGGACCAATAGGTAACACAGGACCACAAGGTACTACAGGTACTACAGGTACACAAGGTACTACAGGTGCAGGAACTCAAGGTACAGTAGGTGGACAAGGTGTTGAAGGACCACCCGGTGACCCCGGTGCTCAAGGTACGCAAGGTATTAGAGGTAATAACGGAGGAACAGGTTCTCAAGGAGCTCAAGGTACATCTGGTTCTGGAGGTACAGGAAGTCAAGGTTCACAAGGAGCTACTGGTGCAGGAACTCAAGGTACAACAGGAACTCAAGGAGCTGGTGGAACTCAAGGAGCTGGTGGTTCAAATGGTTCACAAGGTTCACAGGGAACTACAGGAGCATCAGGTGGTGGTGGTGGTGGAGGTACTACTATCAGTCAAGCAGGTGCAGGTGGTTCTCCATTAATGGGTGCTGCTCCAGTTACATGGATAAGTGGTGCACCAGTTGAAATGTTCGATATGGCAGGTAATGGTTTCGCTCCACAAGGATATTGTTACGCAACTGTTAGTGGAACTAACTATTATTGGCCAGTGTGGGTGCAATTATGAGGAAAGCTTTAAATACAAGAACGGGGTTAAATTATATATGAAGGTGCAGGAGCGCGACGAACTTCTAATCCGTGTGGATGAACGAATTAAAACGGTATTCAACCGGATGGAGAAGTTTGAGACTCTCTTTACCAACCACTTACATCACCATGAACAATGGGAGAATGACATAAAGGCCCAAATGAGATGGTGGGTAGGTATCGTTGTAACCGCTGCTACAGGTAGTGGAGCTATGATGATGGGAGTAATTTAATGCCGGTAAGTATTTCATGGAATGCAACATTCCGTAATAGAGTCCGTTTGTTAGCGGGCATTGAGCAAGAAGAGTTAGATAACGATACATTAGATATTTTAGCTAATATTTCTGCTGAATGGTTTGCTGAAAATACAGGCACTACATTTACTTTAAATAGTAACAATACTTATGATAATGCAGTTATGTATTACACATGTTATTTATCTTCCATGGCACAGAATGGTGTAGGAATAGAACGAATCCAAGTTGGTGATTTAGCTGTTTATTATGAGAATGACCAATATATACATTTCAAAGAATTAGCTGAACAACAATTAATTATGAAACTTGGTCTCAGTATTAAAACAACTACTTACAACGCTAACCCATGGACTGGTGATGTCAACTGGATGAAGAACGTTAAAGGTGTTGACTCAACTGAGACAATGTATCCTAGACCGAGGAATACTGGAGGATTATAATGCCGGGTTTGATTGGTAACCAAGGAGTTCGGCCCGGAGCTCTTAATATGAATAGGGTTTTTCGTGCTCTTCGTTATAGAACCGAACAAGCTCAATACGTTACCTTTCACAGACAAGCTATTTATAAAACTGATGATTATGGTGTTCCTTCTGGGACAGTAGGTAGTCCTGAGATTTTATTACCTGACCTTCCAGCTATTATTAGACCTGCCATAACAGCAGATTATTCTCAAGAAAGATATGGTAATAATATCATTGGTGCAGCTCGTGTGTACACTCCTAATCTAAAAACTATCAAAAAATATTCTAATTTTGACCAAGACGACAATACTAACTTTAATGAAATTGAAGGGTGGGATAGACTCATTACGAACTATCGTAGTGTATTCAGTCCTTCTACTACAGGTACAACTAATTGGTCTACTGATGCTGGTGCTATAACTAGCGATGGAGAATCAATAACCAATACACTAACTGGAAATGGTTATATAAGATATACTGCTACATCTAAAAATGTATTAGAAGCAGATAGATTAAGATTCAAAATTAAAACTAATTTTACACTTACACTTACTTCAGGAACATCAACTAATGTAGCTCCTGAAACACTTACATATACACCCACCTCTTTAACTATACCAAGTGGTTCTTGGCTCACTATAGATTTACCATTTATTTCAGGCACTACAGCAAGTAGTATTTATAGAGATGGAACTCGTTATGCAGTTACTGTAGGAGGAACTTATGACTATGAAAAGAATATCAATTTATTTCAACTTAATTATACAGGATATGGTGCAACTTCTAACACAGTACAAATTAAAGAAGTAGATTTCTACAAATCTGTTTCATGGCACGTTCATTCCCTTAAAGACATGACTGATGGTTATATTATCTTCAATTGTGTTAGAACAAAAGGACGGGACGATGCACGTAGGAGGGCTGAGGACTAATGGCACCTGACCACCTTAATAACTTAGAAAGACAACTCATAGATAATCTAAGAGATGGAACATATAATACCACAGCAGGAATAGGCTCTGGTTCAGCATGGGATACTACGGACGTTACAGTGTTCGGACAATTCCCAACAACTGACCAAACAAAATATCCGTGTATAATAACTGAGATGATTGCTAATGGTATCCAAGAAGAATTTATGGGACAGAATATTACATATGGTGGCTCTGAAAAGAAAGGAGAGCTATATGGAGTAGGCTTTAGAGTGCATATAGCTGTAGATAGAGATAGCTCTATTACGGTTAGTGGGGCGCCCTATAAAGAAAGAAGATTGCTTAATTATCTCATGATTAATTGCGCTAATGTCATTATGGATTGTGATTTTATAGGTAGTGAAGCTGCAACAGATACGGAGGTTGTTCAGCGCATCTTTAGTGGATTTCAAGATGTAGGATATAATCCTGAATTGGAACTTTGGGCAGCCATGGCCACTATGGTGATAGTCTTCAAGAACGAAAGATAGCGATGGCTTCATACACAACCCGTTTTTTAATACAAGACCACTTCAAAACACTTTCAGTGGGAGCAAGTCCCTATCTTCCCTCAGTTCGACAAACTGAGATGCTTTTACAAAATGCAGTAGGTAAATCAGGAAAGGGATTTCAATTAACTCCTGCGGATAAAGGAGGAGATGCAGCATATCATCAATTTGCTCAGAATTACTTTGATAAACTTAGGGGATGGAATAGTTTACAGCAAAGTATCTTACCTGCTACTAAAGAACAATCAATTGTAATGGCTCAACGAATATTTGATATGTTAGATTACAAAGGTAAAGATTTTAGTAACCCTCCTGCTACAGCCATAGAAGGTGAAATACAAAACTTTGAGATTATGAAACAAATGCCACCAGATATACAAAAGAAATTCCAGAGTTCTAAAGTGTTACAAGATTTAGGGAATATAGGAGTATCCAATGCATTAGACCATCAAAAAACTACGTTAGAAGGTATGATGGCAGTTGAGTTGATGGGAGAGTTAGCTGGTGGGGAAGTAGGAAAGGCTATTAAAACTAGTGCTTATGCTCTTGATGTTACAGATAGTACTCGTTCTAAATATTTAACTGGAGAATTTGCAAATGTAGTTCAGGTAGATGATAGCACCTTAAATGAGATAGAACAAGTGATATTAGATAAGATTCAAGATATGAATGACCAATTTGGACAGATAGGTTATGAAATGGATAAAACTACCAGAGTTGTAAAAGATGTATTCAAAGGCACTGCCTACGAAGGTAAAGTAACTACTAACCTCGGAACCACGTCTTTAGAAGGTTTTGGTAAACACGTATTAGCTAACTTTATTGGTATTGGTAATTTAATGGCTAGAAATCCTAATGCTACATTCACTCATAATATGTTCGTATTTCAAGAACCTATTGGTGCTTCTGGATATACAGCAATCATAACATTAACTCCTAAAAATATAAAAGGTAAAGCCCTAAGTGTTATACCTTCTGTTACATTTAAAAAGGTAGCCCCTGATGGAGTAGTAGCTACTTCTGCTCTATGTTTAGCAGCAGCATATAATCAATATGCCAGTAGACATAAATTAGATACGGTAACGTTTAAATTTTTAGACGATGTAGGTTTGGCTAATTTAGCTGTTCAAACTGCAAGTAGAATAGCTGCGATAGGAGGAGTACAAGACGTAGCCATTGGAGAAATGGTAGACGACAGTACAGCAGTAATTGCAGAAGTAGTTCAAACAATGACTACAACTCAAATAGCTAAATCTTTACACACTCAGATTGAAAACTGGGCTAAGAATCCAGATAATAGAAGAAAGTTTGAAAGATGGTATAATAATGCATTTAAAGAAACTGACGCATTATACGCAGAGTGGAGAAGAAAAGAAATAGCTTTCCATAATGCTGCTATAAAAGGAGAAGGAGATGCTTGGCAATATAAAACTGGACAGAACCCTAATAGCAGATTAGATATACGACCTAACATGCCTCGCATGGGTCAGCAAGCTGAAATAGTTTCTGCTGGTGACCATGGTATATGGAATGAAAGACCAAGTCAGTGGATGACTAAAAAAGATGCTTTAGGTTTACAAGTATCCCCCTATTTAATATCCAGAAATAAATTTGTGGCCAAATGGGGTAACGAATATAAGAGATAATAGGGAAAGCTTTATATACGAAGTCGAGGTAAATTAATCTACGAGTGGAATGTCTTGAATGATGTCTAGACAAACAAGGAGAAAATAATAATGGTATATTTCCTAGGACGAGACGTAAATGTCGCAATCAGTACTGAATCAGATGTCGCAGGGGACAATGTTAGCGTAGCTTCTAACAAATGTGTCTCAGGAGCAGCTGGTACCCACATTAAATTCGCAGCCGATATGGCTGGAAGCACTTTCGCTTCTTTCGGTGGGGGAGACGGTATAGTACAAGATTTGACAGGCGTAGATATTAGCGTTGGCGCTATGGATGAGGATATCACTTATATCGGTCAAAAAGGTACGGCGAAAGTCGAACAAAAGAAAGAGATAACAGTGACACTCACCCACAAGAAGAAAGATGATGTATGGGGCACTATATTTAATGGTCCTACTAACAACACTTCTTTGGAGAATTTCAGTGCAGACCAAGCTTTTGGTGCAAGATGGGGACTTGATAAAACAGGTTCAGCTACTGCTCCATACTTAGGTGCTGGACTGGCTAATCCCAGAGATATTATAGTTAGTGGAACTACAAATGTATGTTATGGTTATCGTATACATGTTCAGTTGAAATCAGGTTCAGCAACCGATGGAACAACTGCAACACTATCGATACCAAATTGCGCGATTACAAGTTATACCGTATCACTTAATGCAGATGGTGTTACGGAAGAAAGTTTAGAATTTACAACCAATCAAAGTGTATTACACAGTATTGGTAATAATATTAACAACACTCTCACAACACAGGCAGGTTACTAATGGTTTACTTTTTAGGAAGAGACGTAGAAGTATATGTCACAACAGAAGCACCTTCAGGAGCTTCAGCAACAGGAATTTATGTTACAGCGAATGGTGCATTAGCATTAACGTCTGGTTCAGGCGATTCACTTGCTTTCCTTCCACTTAACAGTGGTACTTCAGGAAACAGGTCCTCAGATGTAACAGGAGTAGATGTTTCAATCGGAGCCGTGGATGAAGACATTACCTATTTTGGTATTCGTTCTACAACCAAAGCCGAGATTAAGAAAGAAACTACTGTGACCTTAACGAAGAAAAAGAACGATAACGTTATGGAAGCAATATACAGCGGAGCAAGATACGGAGTATCTGGTTCATCTGTAGGCGACAGTTTGTCAGACGGGCTTACAATGCCTAGCTTACAAAAAGTCAGCAGTAATATTTCTTACGGATATCGAATACATGTAGTTTTGAAAAGTGGTAGTGAAGTTTTTACTATCCCTAACAACTGCGTTCAGGCTCACACAGTTTCTATTAACGCTGATGGGACTCAAGAAGAAACAATTGAATTTATGTCATACGTAAGTCCACTTGTTACAACTGGAGCTTCAGCTGATATTACTGGTGCAACCACAAGCGCAAACATTTAAGGAAGACATAGGGGCTTGAAGCCCCTCCTTCTTTAAGGAGAAAAAAATGACAGAAAACGAAGTTATAGAAGAAGAAGTTTGGTCAATGGATGACCTAATAGCACTTACTGATGAAGTGCAAGAAGAAGAATTGGAATATCGTGGAAAGTTAGTGAAATTTCAATTTTGTGAATTAACAGAAGCAGAAGAACCTAAGTTTAAAAATCTAGGCCCTAATACATCCGAAGATGATAAAATGGCGATGTATCAGGAATTGGGTTCACAGCGATGTTTAAAAATGATAGAAAAAGCAAATGAAAAAAACCCAGAGGGACCATGTCTAACCAAGGAACATTGGTTGGGATTACCTACTACCCTAAGATATCAAATAGCCAATAAGATAATGGGTGTCGAAGGAGCTGTGAAAGAAAATTTTACAATCTGATGACGGAATCGCCTGATGCGGTCCTTGTCTACATTCCCTTAATGAAGGGATTGGGGATGAGTTGGGAAGAAATTAAAGGAACATCTCGAATGGAATTAGAAGGTTTACTTGCAGCCATGCACGAGTACGATGATTTTCATTCTATGGATGGTTATGATGCGAATGATGTTAGCTCTATGGCTAAAAACAAGCCAGCAATCCGAAGTAGTTACAATAAGTACATGGAGAAACGAGCTAAATATGAAGAAATGGTTGGTAAGAAGCGAAGCGTAAGTTTCGGAGATATAACAGGATAAATATGGGTTTCGCAGGGCAGATATTTGCAGCGCGTGTAGCGGTAGGGTTAGCAGTTCCTAGCCCAAAGGCTATGCAAGCTCAAGGTGGTCTGCTCGCGAAAGGTATCCAAGCTATTTATAATACAACTAATTCTGTAGCTTTAGGTCAAATGAAAGACAGGGCAGCGGCTGCTGGAGAGGCAGCAAAAGCTGCGGGTGAAAGAGTAGTAGCGGCTGAAGCAAATGTTAATAAAATACTTGAATCACAACTTGCTGAATCATTAGCGAACGGTCAAGCCTTACATCAAGCGTTTGGTCGTCAGTTAGGTCAACAGGGAGAAGAATTAGGGGGAGCATTTAAAGCTTTAGAACAGTTAGACCCTGATGTTGGTGGTAAACTAACCGCTGGTATTACAGAAACAATGAATCAAGCTCAGAGAGCTGAGCAGATGGTTCGTAACTGGGGTCAAATGTCTGCTGCTGAACACAAAGCAGCTCATGCATTTGCACAAACTGCTGTAGCTGACGCTGAAGCACAGATAAGTGCTACCAAGGATACTATAGATGCTAAAAAGGCAGAACTAGCAGAAACGGAAAAGTTAGCTCAAGGAACTACAGGGGCACGCAAAGATATACTCGAACTACGAGTAGATATGTTGTCAACTGAAATCGGTCTTGCTGAAGAGTCAATATCAACTCAAGAATTAGAATTAGCCGCAGCACAAGACTTGAAAAAAGGTTTAGGTGATTTAGCTACATTTACAAGAGGAAAATTGTCCGTAGCTATGAATGAAGTTAATGAAGCAACTCAAGCAGATACTGAAGCTAAAAAGGAGGCTCGTAGGGCTACTTTTGATTATGAACAAGCTCAAAAAGAGTTATCCAGTGCATCAGTTGAAGTAGCTCAAAATTTACACAATTTATCTTTTACTGTCAAACAGGGCTTTAACGATGCAGTGCGTGAATCTGTTTCAATTCTTACTGGATTTTATTATGAGCTCAATCAAGCAACTACCGCACTGATTGATTTCGAAGCAGAGTTATTAAATGCAAATTCTGTGTTTAATGTAACACGAGACGAATTATTTGAGACGTCTAATGTTATTACTCAGTTCGGACAACAATTCGGTCTCAGCATGCAGAACGGTGCCACTGGTCTCTATCAGTTAGCATCGGCTGGTTTAAGCGCTGATGAGTCAATGCAGATTTTACCAGAAACGCTCAAGTTATCTATGGCTGTTCAGGGTGACCACAATACAATCGCTAAGTTAACGACTCAGACTTTATTCGGTTTCGAAATGGAAGCTGAAAGAGCTGCGGAAGTAACAGATAAGTTTGCGCATGCTATACAGAAATCTCTTATAGAGTATGAAGATTTATCAAGCGCTGTTAAATTTGCTCTACCTTTCTTTACTAGCACAGGGCAAAGTATAGACCAATTACTAGGGTCTTTACAGGTCTTGACTAATAGAGCTTTGGAGGCAGGTATTGCAGGGCGTGGTCTGAGACAAGCGTTAGCAGAGTTTGCTGAAGGAGCTGAGGACAATAGTACAGCCTTTAGACAAATGGGAATAGATATCCTTAATGCTGATGGTAGTATGAAGCAGTTAACTGAGATAGCAGCTGACTTTGCTGCGGTAGTGGGAGAAGATACTGTAAACAATACAGAGCTATTAACGGCTTTGATTCAAGACTTGAATGTGCGTGGTGCAACTGCGTTTATCCACTTAGTTCAAGCGTCTGATGAATTCACTCAAGCTGTCGAAGACAGTAAGAATGCTGGTGGAGAATTAGATGAGATGGTTAGAATCCAGAACGAATCGATGCGTTCACAAATACAAATATTGAAAAACAATGTTGAAATGATATTCTTTATGAGAGATGCTAATTATGAAGGAACAGAATTCATGAATGCTTTCCATGAAGCTGTTGTTGTGGCTGTTGAGTCTCTCTCAGACTTACTTGTTGTTCAAACTGAGAATGGTTATGTTTTAACTGCGTTCGGTCAGCAAGTACAAGATGTAGCAGTCAAAGGTATCTACATGTTAGTAGAGTTAATGACACAGGCTACTACAATTATAAGAGATATGACTGAAGCAGGAAGTCTCAATTTAGAATTATTAAAATTATATGCTATTCCACTCAAAATAATCTTAGACTTTTTAACTTTAATAGGACCAGAAGGAACTAAGTTTATTTTATACTTACATATGTTGAGTAAAATACTACCTATTACAAGTGTATTACAGACTTATAACGCTATAGCTCAAACTCATGCAGCAGTAGCTACAAAATTGCAAACAGCAGCTATAGCTGAAAAAATGGGAGTTGAGATAACAGAGCAAGCTGTCGTCAACACCAGTATATTAACTACAACGCGAAAATGGATGGTTGATAATTTATCATTATCTACAATTTATTCAAGAATAGCAGCTGGTTATAGTTTAATAACACTAACAGTAATGGAGATATATACTCAAGGTATTGCAACTTTGACCTCAGAAGCTAACTTAGCTATTTCTCAAGGTCAGAATTTAACTTTAGCAGAAAGTATAGCTTTGAAGATTACAAACATAGGAGTCACGCTAACTGAAATAGGTACGATGATTACAAATACTGCAACTAAGATATACGATGCTTTAGTAACAGCGGCTTCAACAATCGCAACATGGGCATTATGGCTGGCAAAAAGTGCATTAGTGGCAGTAACATCATTCTCTACAATTACCTTCTTAGCTTTCGCCTCAGTAGGTATTATTTATCAAACTGTGATGTATACTATGACAGCAGCTACATGGGCTTTAACTTCTGGTATTTATGCTATTCCGCTAGTAGGATGGTTATTGTTTGGTATAATGGCTGTTGTAGCTGGTTTGTATATACTTCAAAAAGAATTTGATGTAATAGGTATAGTGATTGATGGTTTCAGAGGTATTTTCCAAGCTATTGGTGATAAAATAACTGAAGTTTATGAAGATTATATTTTCCCATTTATTTACAAGTTTGGTAATGAGTTCATGGCACTTGGTGCTGTACTGGCATTTGCTGTTGCAGCATTAGTTGATAAGATTAAAGAAATAGGAGCTACTATTGTAGGTATGATACCTGAATCATTTATTCAATTATTAAAAGATATACTATTATTCCCTATAAGTTTCCCAATAGCAGTCTTCCAAACAGTTTTCGGTATTGTTAAAGATTTATTCGGAAGTATATTCGATGTACTTCATACTATTTACGAGATGATAATAGGTAGAATTAGTATTAGCCAAGGTTTCCACGACCTCAAAGCAACAATAGCAGTGTTTGTAACGGATACTGTGGATAGAATAGTTAAGTTAGTTGATAAAATTAATATCTTAAAGAGTGCAGCAGAAGCTGCTAAAGATGTCGTAGGTTTAATACCGGGACTCGCGACTGGTGGTTATGTTACTGGTATGCAATCTGGTGGTACTTTGGGTCAAAAAGGTCCATATTTGGTGGGAGAACAGGGTCCAGAGCTGTTTGTACCTAACGCATCGGGGCAAGTTTTAAATAATAGAAGGACGGAAGATATATTAGCACGTGGCCTTGAGAAGGGCGCACCTATGCAGGGTGCTCAATCAATGCAGGTGAGTGAATTGGTTGTTGGTAACATGTCCAGCAATAGAACTCAAATCGGAATAAACCCGTATAAAAAGGCACGAGGCATGGGAAGGTAAAGAATGGCAATACAAGTAAAGAATAATTCATTTTATAGAAGAGTCCCTATTTCTACAAGTGGGGCAGTCAAATTATTAACTCAATTTAAAGATTTACCAACCGCAGAAGCTACCAATTTAACTCTTGAAGGTGGCCCCGGAGCTAATCGTATAGTCTTCTCTGGTAGTACACCTCCTGACCCTCCTTTCGGAGGAGGTAAATTAGTTGGAGGTTTTTTAACATTAACTGCTTCAAGTACTGATGTAACAAAAACTGGTAGATTACCTCAAGTTGCTCTTTACAAAACTAAAGAAGGTACACAAATAAAAGAAGGAGGATTATTTTTAGGTACAAGTGGTAGTGGGGGAGGTTCCTTATTTGTTACTACTACAACTTTTGATGAAAATATTCCTAATTTAGAGGAAAATTTTGATGGGGCTTCTAAATCATTAGGAGAAGTTCCAACAGTGGGAGTGCATGGGGGAGGAAGAAATGTTTTCTCTGATGAGTATTTGTTCCCCGAAGATGCAGCTGAAAAAGTACATGCAGGTGGAGATTATTCTATGTTCCATATTGGTGAAGACCCAGAAGAATCAGGTGCTGACTTTATGCGAAGGTATTTCGGTAGAGAAGCAGGAGCAACCGCAGGGGAAGAAGGAGGAATGGGAATATGGACTAATAGACTTATATTTGTCCGACCTCGAAATAGAAAGAAACCACATGGTTTTTGGACTAATAAATATGACAACCGAACTGGATTAAATAAATATACAGTATTTGCCCCTGTTTGGAAATATAATGATATTAAAGGAGTTATAAAATTTGTTAAACGTAATCCTGCTGCTGATACAGAACCTCCTGAATTAACTAAAAATAATACAATTTTCGAATTCTTAGGTAAAAGTCCTACTAATGAGACTTTATCTACTATGGACCCCGATTCAAGTACACCTTGGTCACAGTCCTTTTTACAATTATCAAGCGAGGTAGCTTATGAGGGTGGTACATCTTTAGAAATGAGCCACATATGGTCTTACACTTCAGCAGCTCCTAAT